ATGGAAAACACATTATTACAAAATGATTTAGTAGAACAAAGAGAAGGTTTTAAAATAGAAAATTTAGAGGGTGCTACATGGGCATTTAGAAAGCTTAGAGCAATAGAAAATAAAGAAGCTGAAATAAAGGTTATAGCAGAAGAAGAAATAAATAGAGTTAATGCATGGAAAGAAAAAGAACTAGAACAATATGCAAAGGACAAAGAATATTTTAGCTACTTACTAGAAGAATTTTATAGAGCTGAAAAAGCAAAGGATAAGAAATTTAAACTATCTACACCATATGGAAAAGTTACAGCTAGGAAGTCTAGTAAATGGTTCTATGATGATGAGAAGGGGTTACTAGACTACCTTAAAGAAAATGGATCATGCTGCATAAGAGTTAAAGAAGAAGTTGATAAAACAGAACTTAAGAAAACATTTAAGGATGGAGTAAATACAGAAACAGGAGAAATTATTCCTGGTGTAAGAATAGAAGAAACTGAAACTATAACAGTAAAGGTGGAGTAGTCATGGATGAAGAAAATAAGCTTGCATTAATAGTTAGGCTTGGATTAACTCTAGAATACCTTAAAAATGGAGATTATGAAGGAGTAGACAAGCAGTTAAGAAGTCTTATGTATGAGATAGAAAAAGGATTAATAATACCATTCTAGGAGGTGTAGTATGGAGAAGTTAGTTTTTAGACCATTAAAGGAAACTGAAATAGATGTAAGAGTACAAAGTGTTACTGAAAAAGGCTGTATATTGCTTCTATACAAAGATGCTCGTTGCGATATGAACATCCTTGATGAAACAGTTGGACCTATGAACTGGAAAAGAGAGCATACAAGAGATAATGCTAATTGCATAGTTAGTTTATGGGATGAAGAAAAGGAGCAATGGGTAAGTAAAGAAGATACAGGAACAGAGAGTAATACAGAAAAAGAAAAAGGACAAGCTAGTGATAGTTTTAAAAGAGCTTGCTTTAACTGGGGAATAGGAAGAGAACTTTATACAAGTCCATTTATTTGGGTAAAGAAAGATGATTGCAATATGTATTCTATCAAGGGCAATAATGGCAAGGATATATGGAAATGCAATGATAAGTTTTTTGTAGAAGCTATAAAGTATGATGAAAATAAAAATATTATAGCTTTATCAATTAAGAATACAGCAAGTAAAAAGAGAGTATTTCTTATGAAACCATAGGAGGTATGAAATGGCAGACAATAAAAAATACTATTACTTAAAAATAAAAGAAAACTTCTATGAAACAGAAGATATGAAGATATTACAAGCTATGGATAATGGATATCTATATTCAGATATACTAATGAAACTTTATCTTAAATCTTTAAAAACAGATGGAAAGTTAATGTTTAAAGAAAATATTCCTTATAGTCCTAAGATGATAGCAACTATTACTAACCATAATGTTGATACTGTAGATAAAGCTTTATGTATGTTTAGAGAATTAGGATTAATTGAAGTATTAGACAATGGAGCAATATATATGCTAGATATACAAAGTCTTATTGGTAAAAGTAGCTCTGAAGCTGATAGGAAAAGGGATTATAGGAATAGGATAAAGGAAGAAAAAAAGCTGTTATTAGGTGAAGGGGACAAATGTCCGGACACTTCTGGGACAAGTTCGGACGAACGTTCACGAGAGATAGAGATAGAGATAGAGATAGAGTTAGAGAAAGAGATAGAGAACAAAAAAGACATATGTCGTCAGTTGTCGTCTACATGGACTAATAATGGTTATGGAACTTTAAATAAAACTCTATTAGATAAATTACTAGCAGATGTAGAGATTTATTCTATAGAGTGGGTAACTAAGGCTATAGAGATAGGAAATCAAAGAAGCAAGAGAACTTATTCTTATCTTAAAGGTATATTAGAGAATTGGAAAACAGAAGGTATTAAAAACGAAAAAGGTAAGAATGAAATCCAAGAAAGAATAGCAAAGGGGGAAGATCCTTTCTAATGACTAAGAATGAATTTGTAGAATATGTAAGTTACTTAGGAAAACTATTCGGATTTGAAGCACCAGCAGATAAAGATGTATTAGCAGCATGGTACAAGCCTTTTGAAAGAGTGCATATAGATATAGCTAGAGAAATGGCTCAACTTTATCTTAAGCAAGAAACAGGCAGATTTAAATTAGCTAAGCTATTAGAATTTAAAGATGTAGCTTTAAGAGGCAAAGTCTATAAAGAAAGTACTGAAAATTGTAAATTATGCAAAAATACAGGATTTGTAATGTTAGAGAAAAGAGATAACGGAAGAATATATGAGTTTTGTAATAGGTGCATATGCAAGATAGGGCAATCTTTAAATTCTAATATTAAGACAGTAACAGAAGCCGATTTGATGGAAAGATATAAAGATTACAACGATATTTATAGATTAGAGAAACCGAGATTTGAAAATATAGATGTACAGGAATTTAAAAAAGAGAAAATAGGAGGATTTGTTTGATGAAAAATTTTAATTGGGAAGAGTTCAAGAATGGAGAAATAGCAGTGCATTGTGATACAGAAGAAAAAGCGAATAATTTTTTAAATGAGTGTGATAAGCAAGGGATAGCTTGGGCTGATGGAGATAAAACAACCGAGATTAATTGTTGGCTTTTGTATAAGAAAAATACAAGTTATGTTTGCAGTTTTGAGAAATCTAAATTAGAATTTGGCTTTTTAGAGTATAACAAGGATAAGGGATTAGAAATAATAAAGTGGGAGATTGATAAAATGAAAGAATTAACATTTAAAGAGGTTATAGAAAATATAAAAGAAGGTGAAGTTTGGGAAAGTACAGTAAAAACTGTCAGTTTAATAAATGGAGCTATAAATATAGAAAGAAAAAATGAAATAGAAACTTATTATATTTATATTAAAGAATCAGAATTATTTAAACTTCAAAGAAAAGAATACACATTCCAAGAAGCGTTTAAAGCTTATGAAGAAGGTAAGGAAATAGAAAGTTGTTATACGGCTACTAAGTTTTGTGAAAATGAATATTTAGAAAATAATGTTTATGCAGATTGGAAATTGGGCGTTAGATTCAAAGTTGATGAAATAAAAGGCAAATGGTATATCAACGAGGAGGATTAGTATAAGTAAATTAACACCTCATGAATTAGCTATGAAAACAGTAATGGATATAGAAAGAAGAAAATACTTAAGAGAAAAAGGAAAATTAGAAGCAGATAGCTTTTTAGCAGAGAATAGGCTTAAAGAAAATAAAAGAATGAGTAGGATAAGATGTAAGAGTTATAGAGGTAAGTAATTTGATTATATTACGAATTAAAGGAGTTAAGAAATAATGTGTATAAAGTTAAGTGAATTAAAAGATAATGAAATGTTATTGATAGATGATGATTATAATTCAATTATGTCTAAGGAAGATTACTTGGGAGATTTAGAAAGCTATAAAGGGTATGAAGTGTACACAACCACAGAATACAGAGCAAATATTGATGCTAAATATATGCTAGAGAGTGCAATAGAATGTGAAGCTGATAATATGTATGAAGATTGGGAAACTGATATATGGGACGATATAAATAAAGAAGATATAGAAGAATTACAAAAGATTGTAAATAGAATATTAAGTGGGAATAGGAATATTTCTTATATAGCTAATAAAAGAGTAGAAATTGATATTTAGTTAATTCGTCATTCAAATATAAGGGAGAATAGGAGTAAATCCAACATAGTTATATATTCCTATTCTCATATAATAGTCAATTTCAATAAATGAGGTGAAATTTTGATAATAGTTGAAGGAAAGATAAAGGGAAAAGCAAGGCCAAGATTTTCTACAAAAACAGGAAGAGCATTTACTCCAGGAGATACTATAAGTTATGAAAATTGGATTAAATGTTGCTATAAAGAACAAGATGGAAGGTACTTAGAGACGCCTATAGAAGCAACAGTATTTGCTTATTATAAAATACCTAAGTCTTATAGTAAAAAGCGAATACAAAGTATCTTGGAAGGTAGAGAATATCCTACAAAGAAACCAGATGCAGATAATATAGCAAAAATAGTATTAGATAGTTTAAATGGAATAGCTTTTAAAGATGATAGCCAGGTAATAAAACTGACAGTAATTAAGAGATGGACAGAAGAAATGGAAAGAGTTGAATTTAGATTGGATGAGGTAAAGTATGAAAATTAAAGTAGGAGATTATTTCATAGAAACAGATGAAAGACAGTTTATAGTAAAAGTTAAAAAGGTAGTAGAAGAAAGCAGATTAGCTAAGAAAGAAAATATAGGAAAAGAATACTGGCAACCCATAGCGTATTGTACAACCTTTGATTCTGCTTTGAAATTCATTCCAGAACAGGCGTCAAGGAGTAATGAGGATATATTAGTCATCAAAGAAAAATTAACTCAAATTCACGAGCATTCAAAAGAGTATAAGAAGATTGAAGAAGAAATTAAGAAAGTTTATGAGAAAAAGTTAGAAGCAGCAATAAGAGATTTTAAAAGAAAGCAAAAAACAGAAGGAGAAACTAAGAATGAATAAATGGGTAGGTATAGGGCGACTTACAAGAGATCCAGAGCTTAATTTTGCAGCAGGAACTGGAACAGCAGTATGTAGATTTACTTTAGCAGTAACAAGACCTTTTAAGAAAGATGAAACGGATTTTATTAATTGTATAGCATTTAATAAGAGAGCTGAAGCAATAGCACAATATTTAACTAAAGGTAGACAACTAGCAGTAACAGGAAGTATAAGAACAGGAAGTTATGATGCTAAAGATGGAACTAAGAGATATACAACTGATATAGTAGTAGATTCATTTGAGTTTATAGGAAGTAGTAAAAATGATAATCAAGGTTCTAATGGTTTTAATCAAGATAACTTTGGGAGTATGAGTTTTGAGGATGAAATGACACCAGTAGATGATGGAGATATGCCTTTTAATTAAGGAGTTGGTACTCTCCATAATCAAAAGTATCTATTATACAAAAGGAGATGGTGAAAGGTGGGTTATTCACGTGGAATAAGATGGAGTAGTGAAAAAATAATAAATGAAATACTTGAAGTAATGAGAGTTTTAGATATAAAAAGAATGCCAAGTAAAAATGAGTGTGATTTAGTAACAGGAAATTATACCTTATCTAATGCAATAAGAAGGTATGGAGGTTATGAATATTTTTCTCAATATTTAAATCTAGAATCAAAAGAATGTGAAAGCAAGCTCGGTTTAAAAGGTGAACTAAAGATAAAAGAAATTTTAGAGAATAAAGGATATAAGGTTGAAAAAATGAGTAATAAACATCCTTATGATCTACTAGTAAATGAGAATATAAAAATAGATGTTAAAACAGCTAGAAAGTATAACAGCGATAAAGGGTGGAGTAGCTATTCATTCAACTTAGAAAAATCCAATCCAACGTGTGATATATATGTCTTTATATGCATAGAAGATGAAAAGTATTTGATTATACCGAGTAAATTTTTAAGACAAACTCAGCTATGCATTACTGATAAAGAAAGTAAGTATGACGTGTTTAAAGATAGATGGGAGTATGTAGAAGTATATAATAAATTCTACAAATGGCTAAAGTGATGGAGCAACTTGGATTTAGTTTTATTAGATTCAAGGAAGAGTGTACAGAACTTAATAGTAAATTTACTTTAGGTTCTGTATGGAACTTCTTATTTGAACATGAGAACAATTACATTATAGAACTAGATGGTACTTTTTATGGTCCGTTAAAAGAGCGGTGTGAAAGGTTATAGGAGGATAGTATTTAGAGATTAGAGGTGATTACATGATACAGATATTAGAGCTATTCGGGGGAGTTGGTTCCCCTAGAGTAGCATTGAGAAATTTAGGAGTAGAAGTAAAAGCGATAGATTATGTTGAGATAGATGAAAAAGCAGTAAAGTCATATAATGCAATGTTTAAAGATGAATTAGAATACAAAACCCAATCTGTAGTAGGTTGGAATTTAAAGCCTGATATTCTTATCCATGGTTCACCTTGTCAAGATTTTAGTATAGCAGGATACCAAAAAGGAGCAGAGCCAGGGAGTGAAACAAGAAGCTCTTTAATGTGGGAAACAATTAATATTATTAAACAAATGGGAATATGGAAACCAAGAGTTGTGATTTGGGAAAATGTTAAAAATGTTCTTAGTAAACATATGGTCCATAATTTTAGTAGATACTTAGAAGAAATGCAAAAGATGGGATATAACAGTAATTTTGAAGTATTAAATGCTATTGATTTTGGACTACCTCAAAGAAGAGAAAGAGTTTTTACAATATCTATTTTAGATGGAGAGTTTTTCAACTTCTCAACATTGGAAAAAAGACAAGCACCTCATATAAAAGAGTTTTTAGAAGATACAAAGGAAGAGAAGTATATAGTTACTCAACCAAGCATGTTAAAGGTTATTGGAAGAAAACCCAAGAATTTTAATGGCTATGTGAAAATAATAGATAGCTACTGCGAAACTATTACAACTAAGCAACAAAGAAACCCTAATAGTGGGGTTATAGACATAGGAAATGGTAAATACAGATATTTAACAGAAAGAGAATGTTGGAGATTACAAGGATATTCAGATGAAGATTTTGAAGCAGCATTAAAAGCACATCCAGGAATACCAGGCAAATTAAATGGTGCTTTATATAAGCAAGCAGGTAATAGTATTCCAGTAACTATATTTGAGAGTATATTTAAGCAACTACTTAATCTATAGGAGGAATATGAATGGATAAAGTAAGAGAAAAAATAAAGGAATATATAACCAAGGGAGTTATAAAGACAGAAGGTATAAGGAAGTTAAAAAGAGAGTTTAAAATAAATGAAAAAGAACTTAGCGTAATGTGGCTAGAGGAAAAAGAAAATATAAAAAGCAAATATTCTAAAAGAAATAGTAGGCAGATATATAAATCTAATAAGGATGAAGTAGTCTTTAAAGCTATAAAAATATTTGGTGAGGATATGCAGAAGATAGTAGCCATGGAAGAACTTGCAGAGTTACAACAAGCTTTGTCTAAAGATTTGAGGGGGAAGGATCATAACGTTGAAGAAGAAATTGCAGATGTATTTATAATGTTAATGCAATTGGAACTTATGTATGATAAGACAAAAATTGAAGAATGGATAGATAAGAAAATAGATAGATTGGATAAAAGATTGAGAGGGTAGCATATGAAAATAGTGGTTATATGGTTAATAGCAGTACTATTTTATTGGGCATTGATATATGGAGCTACTAGAAATTATAAAGAAGAGTAATTTGATATTATTGCGAAATAAATAGGAGGTGAGTATATGAAGTATGCTAAATGCGAAAATGAGTGCCAGATGAGTGATGATGTGATAGATAAGAATATTTGTTGTTACTGGTGTAATGAGAAATCAGTGTGTGATAATCCTTGTAGAAATTTAGATTGTAAAGTAGTTAAAGAAATAGAATTGGAAGATGAAGATTAATACGTCATTCAGAAAAAGGGTGGACTACATAAGTAGTCTACTCTATATAAAATATGTTCTTTGAAAATTGAATAATGTGATATTTTTAATATATGATATTACTATTAATTATGATGGTAAGAAAGTAGATAATTCAATGCTATAAATTAACTTATTTTTATTTAGTAATATATCTTATTAATTATTCTTTTGATAAAATATAGATATATAAAGAAATGAGGTGATTTAATGAATTGGGTTTCTGTAATAACTTTGCTGATTTCATTCGGAACATTGATAATGGTTGGTGTGGAATTATTTATTAATACCAATCAAAAAAAGATAGATAGGCAAATAGCTGTTACTGTTAAGGAACGTAGGAGAATGGAACAAGATTTATTCAAAAATGTAATTGGAATTCTTGAAATTTATAGAGAATTAGAATATAAAAAATTCTTAAAAGAAAAAAACATTCTTTTTCATGAAGTGTTAAATTATAAAGTAGGAGTTTGGATAAATTTAAATAATGAAAATAGCTTTTCTTTAGACTTACGAAAAAATTGTAACGAATTAGCGACTTGGGTTGCAAGTGGCTTAGAAACAATAAATGATGATAATAAAATAGAATTATATCAAAAAAAAGCAGACCTTAATAGACAAAGAATATGGATCTTAATAGATAAATATATCGAGGAAGAAAAAAAACTAATTAAATCAATTGTAGCTGGAGAAAAGAAAAAATTGTACAAATTCACAAAGCGTAAGAGTGAAAAGATTGATATTAAAAAGTAATAAAAAACAGATAAAAATATCGCATTGTTCATTATTGAATATGCGGTATTTTTTATTATTAAGGAGGAATTAAATTGGATAAAGAGAGATTAAAAAGATATAGAAAATTAATGTCAGAAGTAGATTTACTTAAAAGACAATTAGAAAAGACAGAGCCAGAGCATGTTGAAGATAGTGTTAAGGGATCTAGTCCTTATTTCCCTTATACAGAACATAAAGTGCATATAGAAGGTTATGACTTAGAAAGTTATAAGAGAAAAGTAGCAAGACTTAATAAAAGAATAGTAAGAAAGATGAATGAGTTAGTAGAAGAAAAGGATAGCTTAATAGAGTTTATTTATAACATAGAAGATTCAGAAACTAGGCAAATATTTATTTATAGATATTTAGATGGTCTTACTTGGAAAGAGATAGGTGAAAAGATGTATTTTGGTACAAGCACTATAAGAATGAAACATGATAACTTCGTAAAAGGTTTAGCACCTATTAGCACTTTGGAAGATGTATAATAGTAGTATGGAAAGATGGATTATTTCATAAATTCTCAATACCCTTTTATACCATAAAAGCACTTAGCAGAAATGTTAGGTGCTTTTTTGAAGGATTTAGCAATTAAATGTAGAATTGTTAAATAAAAGGGGGTGAGAATGTGGAAGAAAAAGAGTTAACCGCATTAAAATATGTTGTTGGACAAATAAATGGTTCTAAAGATATAGAGTACAAGTTTGCTGGCTTATATACTGATATGACTAAAGAAATAGGTATGTATATATTTAAGTTTTTAGAAAAAGGTTTAATTATAGCTAAAAATGATAAATGGGCAACTAAAGGAGGAAGTGCGTATAATCAATATAATAATAATATTTGCGTTATACACTATGATTTATTATGCGCTACCCAAAAAGCTAACGAACTCATAGAATATGAAAGTAAAAGTAAATTAGAAAAATTATGGTATAAGGTGAAAAAAGCAATTGTAGGAGTAGTAAGTGATACTGGAATAGAAATTAGAAAGCAATTTATAAAATGGATAGCAAGCTTGATTGGATTAGTTATATTCTTACTTGTAGGGGCAAAAGTAATTGAATGGGTGTTTAATAATATAAAATGAGTTAAAGAACCTTTGAATAAGGGTTCTTTTTATTTTATATAAAAGTGAGGTGATAATATGGGTAAGGTAAAGAAAAGACAATATGTATTTCTAAGTAATTGGATAGGACAAGATCTAAAGTGTGCTTGTTTATTCCATAATCCTTTATGCAAGAATCATAAGAAATGTGAAGAGATAGAACTTACTCTATCACCATACGAAGATTTAGAAACTTGTATGAGGGAAAGAAGATACCAAAGGGTAAATGGAGCATTAAGACAAAAATAAAAAATATGGAGAGTGATAAAATGGGAAAAGATTTAATTGGATTAAGAGATACGTTTAGAGAATTAGCAAATATTCTTGATGAAGCTATAGAGTTAGAAAAAAGAGAAGAAGCTGGAGAAGATGTAACAAAAGAAACAGAAAGTGTAGTGGGAAGATTTTTATTTAAATGTATTGAATTAGAAAGATTAAATAAGTAATAGGATAGGGTTAGTAGTTAATTGCTAACTCTTTTATTATATAAGGAGGTATTAAATTATGAAGAAGTCCTTAATTAGAATTATAAACTACATAAACAATATTAAATTCGATAATATTTACTTAATATCAGAAAATAGTATGTGTAATAAGATGTATATAAATTATATAAGTAAATATATTGATACAGATAAATATAAAATTATAGAAGTAACAGAAAAAAGATTATTAGGAATAAATAAGATAACAGAAAATAATTTAATAATATTGTGTGGAAGATGGTACTTAAATAGAATAGCAAAAAAAAATGATTTTAATAGATTTATAGCTGAATATTTCAAAGCAAGTATTCCATTTGATGAGATAGAAATAGATTAAAAATATAAAGGGGTTTTAAGAATGAAAGGAATATGTAATTTAGGGTGCAATCAAATATTTGAAGATCCTATTTTTAAAGAAGCAAAAGTAAAAGATGATATAAGAGAGGTATATTTTAAATGTCCTCATTGTGGAAGAAAGTATATTTGTTTTTATACAGATAGAGAAATAAGAAGGTTACAGGCTCTTCAGAGAAAGACAAAGGATCAAAGAGAGTTTAATAAATTAAAAGATAAGGTAACAATTAAAATGAATAAGTTAAAAGATAATATGAAGAAATAAAAGAACTCTATTATATTAGGGTTCTTTTTGTTTTTATAAAAGGAGAGGATATTATGATATTTAGATTAAAGAATAAACTTCGAAGCGAGGACTATGGTAAAGTTAAAGCGAGACTAGAAGATGAATTTAAAGAGAAAGTAATACTATTAACTAATGACATAGAGTTGGTCAGTAATATCTATGAGATTAAAGAAGATGATATAAGAATAACAGATGCAAGTCTAAAAACAGAAGCCATATTCTGTGGTTCAGGAATGATGGAACATTTATTAATAGGTACAGAAGTTAGTTTTGAATATAAAGATATAAACGCTAACTTATTTATAGAAAGTAATAAGCTATTAACCGTTAAGGAAATGAAAAGAGAAATAATTAATAGATTCTCTATAAAGGAAAGCAATGTTAAAGAAGATATGCAGATGTGGTAAAGTAATACCTTATAGTATGAAAAGGTGTCCTGAATGTGAAGTAAAAGCAGAAGAGGAACGTAAACAAAATATAAGATACTATAAGAAAACTACTTATGAGAGAGATAGTAAATACAATAAGTTCTACAAGAGTAAGGAATGGAACACAGTAAGACAATTAGCAATAGTAAGAGATCATGCACTATGTAAAGATTGTTTAGATAACAATGTCATAACACCATACAATACAGTACACCATATAGTACCAATTAAAGAAGATTGGTCAAGAAGATTAGATATAAACAATCTAATATGTCTATGTGAAAGTTGTCACCAGAAGAGGCATAATAGCATGAAGGGGTAGGGGGTATCTAAAAAGTTTAGAGTAATCACTTGGAGAGTGCGTGTGGAGATTCAGTTTAGAAAAACTCCCTAAATGAAAAAATAAGGAGGTGAGGGAGTGGCAAGACCTAGTAAAAGTGTTAAAGTAATGAGTAAAAATTTAACTAAAGAAGAGAAAGAGTTAAGATTAGAAACAGAAGAAAAGTTAAAAGGTGGAGCAGATAACATTTCCCCACCAACTCATTTAAATGCAAGACAAAAGAAAATATTTAATTACGTCGTAGATCAACTTAGAGAAAGTAATATACTTGGAAATTTAGACATTTATATTTTATCTCAAACTTCTATAGCAATAGATAGATTGCAGCAAATAGAAAAGCTTATAAATAATGATATAAATAGAATATATGATAAAGATTTAATCAAGGCTAAAAGTGAATATACTAAAGATTTTTTTAGGTGTTGTAATGAATTATCATTAAGTCCACAAAGTAGAGCTAAGTTAGGGAATATAAATATGCAAGCAAAAGAAAGAGATGAAGATGTTCTGTTAAAAGTATTGGCTGGTGGTAGTAAATGATATTACTAGATCGTGCTGTTAAATATGCAACAGATGTAGTAGAAGGTAGAGAAATTACTACATGGGAAGTAAAAAAACAATGTGCAATATTTATACAAGATTATTATAAGAGACAATATGAGGATGAATTTGAATTTTATCTAGATGTTAACGAACTCCTGAAAATAAATAATCTACTAAAGTTAATGAATTTTGCAACTGGATATTTAGCAAATAATGAAGTGTTGGAACATTTAGATCCGTTCCAATGCTTTTTTATTGCAAATATATTTGGGTGGAGATATAAAAATAATAAATCTAAGTTTAGATATAATGATGTAACCCTATTTATTGCTAGAAAAAACGGTAAAACTGCTTTGATAGGATTAGTATTTATATTATTACTGCTTACAGAACAGCAATATTCAGAGTTTTATTCTATATGCTTAACTAAGGAACTAGCAGCAGAGATTAAAAAGATAATGGAGCAAATCATTAATGCAAGTCCATTAATAAAGAAACATTTCAATATATCAACTACTAAGACAGGTAGGATTACTTGTAAATTAACCAATAGTTACTTTGAGCCTAGAGTTGCTGAAGCGGGTAAGAATAACTCAGTAAGACCATCAGCATTCGTAAGTGATGAACATGGTAACTTTAGTGAGAGTAGTAATTTTAACGCTATGAAATCAGGGCAAAAGAATGTAATAAATCCATTAGTATTTAGAACTACAACAGCTTATGCTATTAATAATTCTATTATGGAAGAGGATTTAGATTATATTAGAAAAGTATATACAGGTGTAGTTGATAACGAAAGAATGTTTGCACTTGTCTATTATGCTGATAAAGAAAATATATGGAATGATATAGGACTATATCAAGCTAATCCTTTAAGATTAGAAGAAAACTATCAAATAATGCGTGAAGATAGAGACAAAGCCTTAATTCAAGATAATTTGAAAGAGGAATTTATAACTAAGACTTGCAATGTATTTATGCAAGAGAATAGTGAAGAAAAATATCTCAACTTTGAAGCATGGAAAAAATGCAATATTAATAATAAGGAGTTAGAAGGAAAAGAAACTTTAAATTTAAAAGGCAAGGAAGTTGTTGTTGGAGTTGACCTTTCATTAACAACTGATTTAACTGCAATTTCTATAATGTATAAAGAAAATAATAAATATTATTTAAAATCACATGGATTCTTACCAGAAGATACACTCCCAGAAAGAAGAGAAAAGATAGATTATAGAAGCTTTCAAGAAAAAGGATATTGCACTATAACTCCTGGGGCAATCGTTAACTATACAATAGTTGAAGAACATATAAGGAATATAGAAACTAAGTATAATTGTAAAATCAAATGTATTGTATCAGATCCATACAATGCAATGCAGATGATGGAAAGTCTAGCAAAAGATTATGAAGTGATACTATTAAAACAAACATATGGTAATTTATCACCAGCTATAAAACAATTTAGGGATGATGTTTATTTAGGAAAAGTATTTTATGAAAATAATAAACTATTAGATTGGTGTATGAGTAATACTACAACAATAAAAGGAAGAACTACAGATGATATATTACTAGCTAAGGAAAATAAGAATAAAGCTAGGATAGATTTAGTAGTTGCAAGTATTTTCTGTTATACACAATTATATTTACAACAAAACTCTATAGATATAAATAAATCAACAGAAAATTATTTGAAGATGATGGGATGGATGTAAAGGAGGTGAGAAATTGAATGTATTTAGTAGAATTGCAAAAGGAATAAAAAACGCTATTACTCCAGCTAAATCTGTAGATATGCAAAGTCAAGAATTATTAGAATGGCTTGGAATAAGTTCAACTCCTAAGAAATTAGTAAGTGAAGTAACTTATTTTACTTGCTTAAAGATGTTATCAGAAACATTAGGGAAAATGCCTTTGAAGTTTCGTCAAGATACAGATAAGGGAGTACAAAGGGTTAAATCTAATAAAGTTCACAGGCTTTTAAGGACAAGACCTAATGCATTAATGACACCTTCTATATTTTGGGCGACAGTGGAGCAAAATAGAAATCATTATGGTAATGCTTATGTATGGATAAGAAGAAAATTCAAAAGAGAAAAGTATGGTGGAAGTTATGAAATACAAGATTTATGGGTAATGCCATCTAACGATGTTCAGGTCCTTATAGATGATGAAGGATACTTTGGGGCAAAAGGTAGGATATGGTATTTATATACTGATAAATATTCAACAGAACAGTATTTATTTAATAGTGATGATGTAATGCATTTTAAAACTTCATATAGCTTTGATGGTATTTTAGGAGTTCCTGTAAGAGAAGTATTGAAAAGCACTCTAGAAGGTGGTTTAGAAAGTCAAAACTTTATGAATAACCTATATAAAAGTGGACTTACTGCTAAAGCTGTTTTGGAATATACAGGTGATTTAGATAAAGCAGCAGAGGAAAAACTTGTAGGAGGATTCGAAAGATTTGCAAATGGTTCTGAAAACTCTGGAAAGATTATTCCTGTTCCTTTAGGAATGAAATTAGTACCTTTGGATATTAAACTTACTGATAGTCAGTTCTTTGAATTAAAGAAATTTAATGCATTGCAAATAGCAGGAGCATTTGGAATTAAACCTAATCAGTTAAATGATTATGAAAAAAGTTCTTATTCTAATTCAGAAATGCAACAACTTAGCTTTTATGTAGATACTGTATTATTTATATTAAAGCAATATGAAGAAGAACTTAATTATAAGTTATTAACTAAGGAAGAAATAGAAGAGGGATATCATTTTAAATTTAATGAGAAGGTATTGTTAAGAACAGATAGTAAAACACAAATGGAGATACTTTCTAAAGGCGTTAACAATGGTTTAATTATGCCTAATGAAGGTAGAGATGAACTAGGATATCCATCAGAGGAAGGAGGAGATGTATTAGTTATGAATGGTAACTATATTCCTATAACAGATGTAGGTAAGCAATACAAGAAAGGGGGTGAAGCTAATGAGAAGAACACTTGAATTCAAATCTAAAGGAAAAGATGGAAAACTTAATAAAGTTGGAAATATGGAATTTAGAAATGAATTAACTAATCAAGAACTTTATTTTTATGGAGATATTGTTAGTGATAGCTGGGGTAAATGGTGTGATGAAGATAAATGTCCACAAGATGTTTTAGAGATTTTAAATTCTATTGATGAAAATAGGGACTTAAATATCTATATAAATAGTGGAGGAGGTTCTGTTTATGCGGGACTTGCCATATATAATCAGCTTAAAAGAAAAAAATGTAATAAAACTGTTAGAGTTGATGGATTAGCTGCAAGTATTGCATCTGTAATAATGTTAGCTGGCGATAAAGTTATAATACCTAAAACAGCTCAAACAATGATACATGATCCTTGGATGGGAATATGGGGAGGTTTTAATGCAGCAGAATTTAGAAAAATGGCTGATGATTTAGATGCTTGTTGTGAAACTATTCTTAATGTTTACTCTGAAAACTTAAAAGAAGGAGTAAATATAGATGATATTAGAACAATGATGCATGAAGAAACATGGCTAACAGGAGATAAAGCAGCTCAATATTTTAATATTGAAGTTGAAGATTCAGCTATAGCTGTTGCGTGTGCTTCAAATTATTTTGATAAATATAAAAATATTCCTGAGGATTTGAAGAAAGATGATAATACTATTGATATTAATTCTATAGTTGATACAGTTATTAAAAAAATAAATGAAAAAATAAATGAAAAAGAAAAAGAGAAAGAAAATGATATAGAAGCTGAAAAAGCTAAATTATTAATGGAATTAGACTTAATCTAGTTCTTTTTTTATGCAAAAATTAATAAATAAGTGAGGGAAAGTAAATGAATAAAGAATTAAGAGAATTATTAGATAAAATTAATGCTAAAAAAGCAGAAGTTAAAAACTTAATAAATAATGATAAGGTAGAAGAAGCAAAGGCTGCTAAGGGTGAATTAGTTAATCTTCAAGCGAAGTTTGATGTTCTATATGATCTAGAAGATGAAGCAGAAGAGAAAATAAAAGATGATATTGAAAATGATAATGCAACGGTTATATCAGGAGTTGTTAATAAAGCAAAGGAAGTTGGTAATGCTTTTGTTAATGCTATAAAAGCTGGGTTAACAAAGACACCAGTAGCAGAAAAAGATATGCAAATATTAAAAAATTCAATGAAAGAAGGAACTGAAGCAGATGGAGGGTTAACAGTTCCTCAAGACATTCAAACTTCAATAAAGGAATTAAGAAGAAGTCAAGATGCATTAGAAAATTTAGTTAATGTTGAAACTGTATCTACAGAAACAGGAACTAGGGTTATAGAAAAAGCAGCAGACCAAACCCCTTTTGACAATGTAGAAGAAGAAGCAGAATTTAAAGAAGTGTCAACTCCACAATTTGCAAAAATATCATACAAAATTAAGAAGAAAGGTGGAATTTTAAAGGTAACAAGAGAATTACTACAAGATACTGCTGAAAATATATTAGGTTATTTAAGAAGATGGATAGCTAAGAAAAGTAAGGCAACTAGAAATGCTTTAATAGTAAATAAGATTAATGAAATTACAACTTCAAAAGAGGTTGCTATTAAGGATTTAGATGGATTAAAAGATATATTTAATGTTAAATTAGATCCAGCTATTGTTGTTACATCAGGTATTTTAACAAACCAAAATGGATTCAATTGGTTAGATAAATTAAAAGATTCAGATGGTAAATATGTATTACAACCTAATCCAACAAATTTAACTCAAAAATTATTATTTGGAATTTATCCAGTTACTGTAGTGTCTAATAAGGTTTTAAAATCTAAGGGAGTTGGAAGTTCAGGAGAAGAGACTGCTTGGAAACATCCATTTATTTGTGGAGATTTAAAAGAGGCTATTACTATATTTGACAGAGAAAATATGACTATAGAAATATCAACAGAGGCAGGAGATCTATGGAGTAAAGACCAAACTGGAATAAAAGTAAGGGAAAGATTAGATATTCAAACAGTTGATGCAGAAGCTATAGTAAAAGCGGAAGTTGAAGTTGCTGTAACTCCCTAAAAATGCTCCAATGACATTATCATTGAATAATGAAGGAGCTGAAACAGATTATAATTCACTTACTGTAGTTGAGTTAAAATCTATTGCAGAAAATAAAGAGATAAAAGTTACTTCAACTATGAAGAAAGCTGATATTATACAAGCTATTTTAGAGAGTGAGATTTAATTCTCATTCTCTTTTTTATGAGGTGAATTATGGAATTAGAAGAATTAAAGTTATTTCTTAGGGTAGATGGTAATGAGGAAGATTCACTAATAAAATCATTACAAGCTTCCGCAGAAGAATATCTAACAGATGCTGGGATAATGAAAAATTATAATAAAGAAAAGTATAAGTTAGCTGTAAAAATATTAGTAAATCATTGGTATGAAAATAGAGCTGTTGAAACTATAGGAAAGAATGTAAGTAAAGTAGCATTCGGATTGGATACTATATTAATTCAACTTAAATATAGTCAAGGTGATGTTATATGAATGTAGGGCAATTAAGGCATAGAATAGAGTTTCAAAGAAAAGAAACTACTTATGATGATGATGGGTTTCCTATAGAGGGTTATGTTACTTTTCAAAAGGCTTGGGCAGATGTTAATGACCTTTATGGTAAAGAATATTGGAGTAGTAAACAAAACATATCGGAGAATATAACAGTTTTTCATACAAGGTACCATAAAAATGTAGATGCAGATTGCTTTATTCTCTTTAAAGGGCAGAGATATGAAATCATTGAAATTGATAATATAAAATATCTAAATAAAGAATTGAAAATAAAGACTAAATTGCAGGTGATTAATAATGGCAATTCAAATTAAAGGTTTTGATGATATTTTTAATGATTTAGATGATATGAATATTTCTGATAAGAAGAAAAGAAAAGCATTAAAAGAAGGTGCTGAAATAGTAAAGCAATCAGTAATAGATAACTCACCAGAAGCAAGTGGCCAAATGAAAAAGAGATGGAAAAGTACCATAAAAAGATTTGATGGAGATTTAGGCTTTGAAATAAAAGGAGATACAGTTCAAGATATAGAGAATGAGTTTGGATCTAGCAAGAATAAAAAACATATAGGATTCTTTAGTAATGCAGTAGATAAGGTATCTGATAAGGCAGTAAATATTATAGCTAAGGAGGTGCTTAAGTAATTGGAAGAATTAATAAGAAAAGCTTTATTTGATGAAAGAATAACGAATTTAGTAGGAAATAAAATATATCTTTTAAAAGCTCCTGATAATACAACAGCACCTTATATTGAATATGAAGTACTGAATGAAGAGGGTTCTTTATACGCAGAAAATGAAGAAATAGAAACTAATTATAGAATACAAATAGATGTATTTACTAAAGGAAGTTATACAGCGATAGTTAAGGCTATTAAAAATTTAATGAAAGAAAATGAATTTATGAAAGAGTTTGGAGGTTCTCGATTTGAGGAAGATTCTAAGCTCTTTCATTATATATTAAGATTTAATTATGAAAGTGAGGAATAAGAATGTCTAAAAAGATTACTACGGGTGTAGAAAAAGCATATTATGCAATTTTAACTACAGAAGAAGAAACACCAACTTATGAAGCTGCTAAATATTTACCAGGACTTAGAGAAATATCTATAACAGCTAATGAAGAACAAGCAACGATATATGCTGAAAATAGGTTATATGATAGCGAAAATTCTTTAGGAGAAATAGAAGTTACTTTAGACTTTGCTTCAATAGGTACAAATGATTATGCTACATTACTAGGCAAAAAGAAAGCAGCTAATGGAGGGATTATTGAGAGTGCATATGACCAACCACCTTATATTGCTTTGATGGTAGAAAAAACATTAAGTGGTGGAGTTAAAGAATATTTAACATTATTTAAAGGGAAATTAAGTATTCCAGAAGATAAAGCAAAGACAAAAGAAGGAAAGACAGAGTATCAAACAGTTTCTTTAAATGGATTATTTATGCCTTTAGAAAATGGTATATGGAAACATACAGTAAAAACAACTGATGAAGGCTTTAATGAAGAAACTCATAAAAAGAATTGGGGTAAAACTGTAGTAATACCTAGTACAGAAGTAATAAATGAGCTTACTGTAACAGGAAATCCAACAGATGGAGCAAGTTCGGTTAATGTTGCTAATAATATAACATTAACTTTCAATAACCCAATTGTAAGTTATACAGTTAGCTTATTAAAAAATGATTTTACTGTAGTTGATTCAACCATAAAAATAGATGGAGCTAATAAAGTAATTACTATAGATCCTAAACAAAATTTAACTGCTTCTACAAAGTATGCAGTAATGGTAACAAATGTAAGAGATATACATGGACAACTATTAGCAGATACAATAATAGATTTTACAACAGCTTAATAAAAGGTAGTCAATACGACTACCTTAATTTATTTGGAGGAATTATTAATGTTAGTAAATGAAATAAAAACTTACAAAATTAATTTAAATAATGAAGAAATAGAGTTGAAATTAGACTTTAATGCACTTATCAAAATGCATAAGGAATACGGAAACGCCTTTCTATTGATTTACTCATATGCTTTTGAAAATGACTTCGAAAAGCTACCAGCTATATTAAGATGCATGTCAAATAAAGAGATATCAGAAGAAGATATAAAAAACAATATGCTTATTAACATAAAAGCAATTGAAACATTAAGTAATATAACTTTAGATTTACTTAATCAAGAGTTAAACGATGTCTCAGAGTTTCAAATAAAGTCAGAAGTAAAAAAAAATCAAAAAGCAGAGGGAAAGAAGTAGAAATTAAAGATTTTAACTTAGATTATTTTTACTATGTAGCAAGACATCAATTAAGTATGTCAGAGGAACAGTTCTTAAATTCTACATTAAGACAAGTTTTAATTTTAGAAGAATTGCATAGTAACTACTTCAAGAACAATTTAAGAGAAGTTGTAGGAGAAGTAATTGATATAATTTCTGGAAATTCAGAAGAAGAAGAGAAAGAAATATATGTAGAAAGCTTTTCAGACCTTTTTTAAGGAGGTGAAAATTTGAGTGAATCTATAAGAAAAGTAAGTACCATATTCACTATAGATGATAACGAACATAATAAAAAGCTTAAAGAGATAAATAGTCAATATAAGCTTACTCAAAGCGAAATTAAGCTTGCAGGAGATAGATTAAATCAGTTTGGGAAAAATACAGATGATTTGAAATATAAGCAAGAAGCTTTAGCAAAGCAAACTGAAACTCTTAAGGATAAAATTAATTTATATAAAGACAGTATAGAAAAGGCTAGTAATAGAGCTGAAGAAAATAATAAAAAACTACAAGAATTGAAAGCTACTAAACAAAATTTACAGAAAGAATATAAAGATGCAGTTAAACTGTATGGAGAAGAATCAGAAGAAGCTAAAAAGTTAAAGGATCAATTAGATAAAGTTAATGCGGAATATACAGAACAAAAAGCTGTAGTAGATAAGAATATTACTAGTGTAAATAACCATAAAGTGAAATTAAATGAAGCTGAATCTCAACTATCTAAAGTTCAAGGAGAATTGAAGAAAACAAATATAGAATTAGATAAGCAAAATTCAAAATGGATTCAAGCAGGAGAAAGTCTTAAGAATGCAGGAGAAAATATATCTAACTTTGGAGAAAAGGCTAGTAAGACAGGTGGGACATTAACTAAAACTGTAACATTACCTATAGTTGCAATGGGAGCGGCTGCAGTAAATGCACAGGTAAAATGGGAGAGTGCATTTGCAGGTGTAAGAAAAACTGTAGATGCAACAGAAGAACAATTTAGTGCATTAAGCGAAGGAATTAGAGGAATGTCTAAGGAAATGCCACAAAGCGCTGTAGAAATAGCAGGAGTTGCAGAAGCCGCAGGACAATTAGGAATAAAGACAGAAAGTATTTTAGGTTTTACGAAAAGTATGGTAATGCTTGGTGATAGCACTAATATGAGCAGTGAAGAAGCAGCAACTTCACTAGCCAGATTAGCAAATGTAACACAAATGCCACAGGATCAGTTTGATAAATTAGGTTCTGTTATAGTTCATTTAGGTAATAATTTAGCTACAACAGAAAGTGAAATTGTTGCTATGGGATTAAGGCTTGCAGGTGCTGGTAAGCAAATAGGAATGACAGAAGCACAAACTTTAGGATTAGCTGGTGCATTTTCTTCTGTTGGTATAGAAGCGGAAATGGGTGGTAGTGCTATATCTAAAGTCATGGTAAAGATGCAAGCAGCTGCAACAATAGGTTCTGAGAAAGCTAAAAAGTTATCTGAATTAACTGGAATGTCTATGAGAGAATTAGAATTAATGGCTTCTAATAATTCAAAAGCATTTAAAGAAGTAGCAGCTTCATTAGGAATGACTACATCAGAAATTAATTCAGTGGTAAAAAGCTCTAAAGAATTAGAGAACTTCGGAAAAATAGCAGGAATGACAGGCGAAGAGTTTAAAAAAGCATTTGAAAAAGATGCAGCAACAGCGCTTATTGCATTTATAAGAGGACTAGGCAACGCTGAAAGTGCTGGTTCTTCTGCAATAGAAATGTTAGAGGAAATGGGAATAAAAGAAGTAAGGCTTAGAGATAGTTTACTTAGAGCTGCTAATGCTGGAACATTATTAGAGGATTCTATTAATATGGGAACTAAGGCATGGGAAGATAACTCAGCGTTAACAAATGAAGCAAATCAAAGATATGCAACAACAGAATCACAAATTGAAATGTTAAAAAATGAAATTGTAGAGATGGCTAGGGATATAGGGGTTCAATTACTACCAACCATCAAAGACGGATTAGTTGTAGTAAAAGATTTAATCCGAAAGTTTAATGAGTTAAGTCCTGCTACTAAAGAAAATATAATTAAATTGGCAACTTTAAGTGCTACTGTAGGACCAGTAGTCGGAAGTGTAGGTAAATTAGCAGAAGGATTTGGAGGAGTATTAAAAGTAGCTGGTAAACTATCAGGTAAATTAGGAGCAGCTAAAATAGCAACCGAAACAGTTGGAACAGCAGCAAAATTAGCTGGTGGAGCTAGTGGAGTTGCAGGTTTAGCAAGTTCATTAGGTGGAGTTGTAGTTGCGGCAGCACCTTACGTTTTAGCAGGAGCAGCAATAGCAGGAGCAGGATATGCAATTTATAAGGGTTTAAGTCAAGAGGTTATTCCAGAGGTTGATTTATTTGCAGATAAAATAGAATATACTGCACAAACAATGAACACAGCAGGAACTTATGCAGCTAATTCAGCACAGGCAACAGTAACAAAAATAAGTGAAGCTACTAAAACTGCAGTAGGAGCATATGTAGAACTAGATGATAGTGCTAAAAATGAAATGCAAAGCCTATACCTTAATTCAACTGTTATATCGGATCAGATTAAAACTGATATGACTACTAAATTTAGCGAAATGAGTACTCAAATTATAGCTGGTTATGAAAAACAAAAAAATGATAGTATAGCTCAATTACAAGAAATGTTTAATACTCAAAATTCTTTAACATCTGAAGAACAAGTTAATATACTTAATAAGACAGCTATGTTTTATGAAGATAGAAAAGCTCAAGCGCAGAACTATGAAAATAGTATAATTGAAATATTAAATATTGCAAGTCAAGAAAAAAGAGATATAACTAATGATGAATTTAAGCAGATTACAGCATTGCAAAATATGATGAGAGAAAATGCAGTAAAAGCATTAAGTGAAAATGAGATTGAAGCACAAATTATTCTTCAAAGAATGAAAGATTACGATACAAGGATAACCGCAGAACAAGCAGGAGAACATATAAGGCAATTAAATGAGAGTAGAGATAAAGCTATAGCGATAGCGAATGATGAATATGAGAAGACATTAGCATTAGTAATTAGAGGGAGAGATGAAACAGGTGCTATAACAGCAGAACAGGCGGATAAAATGATTCAAGATGCTAAAAGGCAAAGAGATGGGATAGTAGATCAAGCTGAAAACACAAGAAAAGAAGCTGTGAATAAAATATTTAGTATGAATAATGAGCTGCAAAAAAATGTTGATAGCTCAACTGGAAAGATAATAGGATTCTGGCAAAGAATGTTTGGTGAATGGAATAGATGGCAACCAGAAACTAAATATGCTAAAACTGTATATTATACAGAAAGAATGACAGGTAATATGGTTGGTAACGCTTTAGGAACTTCTTATTTCCAAGGAGGTCTTACAGCTATTAATGAAAGAGGATATGAAGTAGTTGAATTACCTAGAGGAAGTAAAGTCAAAAATCATTTACAAAGCGAAAACATGATAAAAGACACTGCAATTCAAACTGCTAAATCTGTTATTAATGGACTCCAGGAGATATTAAATACTGATAAACGGGTAATATTAATGATGAATGACAGAGTAGTTGGAGAAGCTGTAATACCTATAGTAAGTAATGGACTAGCTAAGAACACTAAAACAAGGAGGTAATAAATTGTTAATAGATAATATAGCTACAAAAAATTTTGGAGCCTTATTAATGGAGAAGAATATTCAACCTTCATCTATAGATGTGGAAGGGAAATACTTATGGCTTAAGAATTCTTTATTACCTATTTTCTCAAAGCAGAAATTTAACTTTGTATTAGTAGATATAAAGTTATACGTAAAAGGTTTGAATGAAAGTGATGTAAAAAGTAAAGTAGGTTCATTAATAAACAAAAGTAAAGAATGTGTTCTAAATTTTGAAGATGATTTTTACTATAAAAGTTTTCTAATAAATTCAATCATAGAAAATACTTTGAAAAAGGAAACAAGAAAATTAAATCTTAGTTTTGTAGCATATGCCTATAAAGGTGAGAGTATTGAAATTATTAATAGAATAACATCTAAAACTATAAATGTTTCTGGTAATTTAGAAACTCCAGTAATATTAGAAGTAACACCTTCTATAGACTTAATAGACTTAACTATTAATGGATTGGATGAAGAAGCTATAATATTAAAGAATCTAAAAGCTAATAAAAAGCTTATAGTAAATGGAGAAGAAGGAACAGTAACAGTAGATGGTATTAATAAATATGGAGATACTGATATGTGGGGATTCCCAAGATTAAAGCCAGGAGCTAATACTATTACAGTAAGTAAAAACAATGTAGATATAACAATAAAATATAAACCAAGATATATCTAATGTGTTCAAATTGAATACATTTTTTTATTAGGAGGAGTAGGTATGTTTATAAGAAAAAAGACATTATTAAATATGATTGAAGTGTTAAAGGGAGAAGTAGTTAATCTTAAGGAAAGAGTATCAGAATTAGAAACTCTTAATACTAGTAAAAAGATTAATTTTAATATTGATGGTAAAGAAATGGGAACAATTACAGCTGAGAAAATATGTTTAGCTAGTACAGAACCTATAGCAAGTTTTGATAGTAATGGACTTACTATTAAAGGTGAGATAAATATTAATGGATACAAGGAGGAACTATAAATGAGTAAAATCAAAATTAGTAATTTTGAAATGTTAAATGGATTAAATACTTTAGGGACATTAGCAGGATATAAACTACCTGTAAAAATATCTTATGGTATCAAAAAGAATATAGAAATTATTTCAAGAGAAATTAAGATATACGAAGAGGAAAGAGCAGTATTAATTGATAAGTATGGAGAGAAAGACAAAGATGGGAAAGTAAAAATAGAAAATAATAACTTTCTAATTAAAGATGTTGAGAATTTTAATAAAGATATACGAGAATTGCAGAGTATAGAAAATGAAATAGAAACTTATGATATATCTTTAGACCTTCTTTTAAATTCTAATATAGAATTAACTACAGCTGAATTAACAAGTATTGAGTTTTTGCTTAAGTAGCATTCTATAAACTTCTAAGAAAGGAGGGGAAGAATGTTACAACTATATGATAAGAATAAAAACAAATTAAAGGGGTTAACTAAATATAAAGATTATTGCATAGAAAGTGTTCTTAAAACTGGAGATAAGACACTTTCTTTTTTATATCCTTCTAAATTTATAGATGGAATAGTAGAGGAAGGATATATAAGAAATAAGACTGATGAATTTGTTATTAAGGAAATAGTAGACCGCGGTGATTGGACTTCTATTAAAGCACAAATGAATGTGGAGGATCTAGAAGGTAAGGCATGGGAACATTTTAATACTACAGAGCAAACAATAGAGAATTGTCTTAATCTAGCTTGTGCTGGTACAGGATGGACAGTACAGGTTAATAATGTTAGCAAGAAAAGAACTGTAAAGAAAACTAATTGTAGTAGTTGGGATTTGATACAAGAAGCTAAAAAGATTTATAGAGTAGAAATAGAATTTGATACTTTAAATAAGATTATCTATGTTAAGGAAAAGCAAGGGCAAGATAAGGGTGTTTATTTCTCGGATGAAATTAATTTAAAAGCTTTAGATATAGAAAGTAACTCCTATGACTTCTATACAAAAATAATCGCTATAGGCAAAGAAAATATAAAGGTAGAAGTAGAAAACTTTCAATACTCCAATAAAGTAAAAACTTTAATATGGAAAGATGAGAGGTATACAGTTCTAGAAAATTTAAGAGAAGATGCAACAGCAAAGCTACAAGAATTATCTAAACCTAGAAAGTCTTATAGTGCTGATGTAATTGACTTAGCCAATCTAAATTTTAAGTATAAAAATATTTTAGATTACAATCTAGGGGATACTATAACTCTTATATCTAAAGATAAGAAAATAAGGGAAAAACAAAGGATAGTAAAAATTACAGAATATCCAGATGAGCCAGAGCGTAATTCATGTGAGATTGCTAATACTACGTTAGATTTTATTGATATACAAAAAGAATTTCAAGATACAGCAGACACAGTAAATAATATAACGGAAGATAATGGAACTATATCACAAGAAGCTATTAAAGTGGCTGTAAAGAATCTAACAATAGATAAAGCTGATATAAATAGTTTAAATGCAGCAGTAGCAAGAATAGGAACACTTGAAGCAACTAAGGCTAATATAACAGAACTTAATGCGGTAAATGCTAAGATTACTAATTTACAAGCAAATAAAGCTGAAATAACTGATTTAATAGCAGGAAATATAAAATTTGATGTAGCAACAGGTGGAACGTTAGACCTACAAACACTCTTAAGTAAATTTGTAACTGGAGAAAATGGACAGTTTTTAAACCTTACATCTAGCAATGTTGTTATTGCAAATGCGGTAATAAAAGATGCCATGATAGAGAGTGTTAGTTTAAATAAACTTAAGGCAGGAACTATTGATACAAATAAAATTACTTTATCTAGTGCAGATGGTGGATTAAGTATTGTAGGTCCTACTATGCAATTTAAAGATAAATCTAATAAAGTTAGAATTCAAATGGGACAAGACACCCAAGGAAATTTTAACTTTATTTTGCGTGGTGAAGATGGTACTACAACACTTATAGACCATACTGGAATTAAAGAAAAAGCTATTGCAGATAAATTAATTAAATCTAATATGGTAGCAGATAATGCTATAGGAGAACAACAGATTAATTATTCTAGCTTAGTAACTGGATTAAATAAAGATACTAATACTAGCCTAATACAAGCTAGTAAAGTAGCAATAGATCTTACTGGACAAAGTTTAGAGGTAGCTTTTAATAGTCTTAAGAGCAATGTAGATAATATGGAGATAGGGGGAAGGAATCTACAAGGAAATGCTGACTTTAACAAACCTTTAAGTGGTACATGGAGATATGATGCACAATTTATGAGTATAAATGAAGAAATATTGTGTGATGGTTATAAATCTGTAAAAATATTAAGAACAAATGCAACTACAACAAGTACAAGGTATCTTTATACAGGTGGAGGAGTTATTCCAGCAAAATATGGAGAAGAATTTACAATGTCTTTTATGTACTATATTCCAGAGGATGTTGAACAAGAAATAGATGGAACTTTCCAAGCTGGGGTATGGTTCTATAAAGACAGAAATGCTGGTGCTGGAAGTACAAGAAAAAACTTAGAGAATGAGATTGTTAAAGGTAAATGGATTAAAGTTGTAGTTACTGGAAAGGCAAAGGATGTTGACACTAAATCAGTGGCTTTTGTTATTGGATTTGATAAAAATTGTGAAGTATATATTTCTAAACCAAAGCTAGAAAGAGGAAATAAAGTAACAGATTTTACAGTAGCACCAGAAGATACAGATGAAAAAATTGAAGCAAATACAACAGCAATAAGTATAGCACAAGGTAAGATAGAAGGATTAATAAAAGAAAGCTCTATAACTAAAGGTGATGTAACTACATTAAAAGACAACTATACAAGTATTAAAGCTACAGTAGATGGAATTAATACTACAGTAGCAAGTCATACAAGCAGCATAGGAAACCTAACCACAGATTTAAGTGGAGTATCTGGAAAAGTTGCAACAATAGAAAATAAACAAGCTACTTTAGAACAAAACTTAAATGGATTTAAGACTACTGTAAGTAATACTTATAGCACTAAAACAGAACTAAATACTGCAAAGATAGATGCAATAAATAGTGCGAATAACTCTACGGACAATAAATTAAAAAATTATTCTACAACAATAGCTATGAATACAGCAATTACTCAAAGTGCGAATAGCGTAAAAACAGAGGTTTCTAATACTTATTTAAGCAAAGGAGATGCTACTAACACTTATGCTACTAAAGCAAGTATGGAGTTAACAGCAAATCAATTAAAATTCGATTTTAGTAGTAGTGGCGGATACAACTTAATAAAAGATAGTAATTTAATTAATAACGATAAATTTTATTGGTGGCATCCTTATGTAGGAAGTTTTTATTGGCAAAGAAATTCAGGACAAGTTGGAATTTATACAAGAGTAAATGAAGCTACTGCAATATATCAAACTGTTCAAGTAAAACCATATACAACATATACACTTTCAGCAGTATTAACTCCAGAAGTATCTACATCTGGAGCAGTATTAATAATTGAACTTCCCCAAGAAAATGGTAGGGGAATAACATCAAATATAGTAGAAGCTGGAAGTAGTAGAAGAGAAAGTATTACAATAACAACACAATATTCAAATGAAATGAAAGTCGCTGTTAGACATTTAGGTTCTAAAAACAACACTGGTGGATATGTTTGTTGGATAAAAGATTTATTACTAACAGAAGGTAAGTTATTGTTACCTTGGACACCAAATCCGAATGAGGTTTACTCAGGAAACACTATTATAGATGGTTCTGGAGTTAAAATAAGCAATGGAGCATTAACAGTTTTAAATAATTCCGGACAAGTAATGTTACAAGGAGATTCTGCTGGGAATTTAATTTTTGAAGGTAGATTACAACCATATGACCACATTATAAAATTGTTCGGTGAAGAGTGTAGAATAGATGCGGATCAAAATATATTAAGAATTCAAAAAAATAGAGAAACATATATTTCTATAGATAACAGTGAATTAGCCTTTTATACAACAGGAAATAATAAAATGGCAATGGCATTTGAACCAGGAGCAAATACAGCATTAAGAATATGGGGGAACCGAAGTGGGGGAACTCTTAAATTTAGAAGAGATATATACGCAGTAGAAAGTAGAAATAGTTCCGATAATGGTTATGGAAGCTTTATTGCTAGTGCTTTTAATAATGCTTCTAGTAGAGAGTTTAAGACAGATATAACAGAGCCTACCGATATTGACTTTATAAATATACTTAAGAATAATCACATAAAGAAATATAAATTAAAAGCAGATATAGAAAGATTAGAATCATTCCCTACCGCAATAGATAAAGACGGAAAAGGAATGGAAATATATGCAGATGAAAAGTTAGGATTTATATTAGAAGAACTAACAGAAGAAGCTAAATTATTATTAAATCCACGAAACACTCCCGGAATTGATTCCTATAGTATGTGTAGTATGCTTTGGGGAATAGTACAAGAACAGCAAAAAAGAATAGAAGCATTAGAGAGTTTACAAATGTAAGCTCTTTTTTATACAAAAATTAAGAAAGAAGGTAAAAGACATGGAAAATGTATTAAATTATTATATTAAATATGGAGTAGCTATAGTAGGTACATGGCTAACATGGCTATTTGGTACATGGGATACTGCTATAGGAATATTAGTACTTTTTATAGTGTTTGATTATATTACAGGTGTTATTAAAGGTTATATAAATAAAGAGTTATCTAGCGATATAGGGTTGAGAGGAATAGCAAGAAAAGCTGTTATTTTTATTGTTCTAATTGTTGCAGTGGCTTTAGACAGACTTATGAATACTGGCACTTGGATTTTCAGAACATTAGTATGTTATTTCTATATAGCAAATGAAGGTATTAGCTTATTAGAGAATTGTGCAGCTTTAGGGCTTAAAGTTCCAGATAAACTTAAAGAAGCATTAGGACAATTAAAGGATGGAGAGAAAAAAGAAATTAAAGAGCAGGAGTAATCTTACTTCTTTTATTTTATAAAATTTTAAATCTGAAAGGTGGAATTTTAAATGGCGTTAATTAAAAATTTAATACCAGAAAGTCAATACTCAACTAAGTGTCCTTATTCAATGACACCGAAAGGAATCTGTATTCATAATACAGCAAATGATGCTCCAGCTATAAATGAAAGAAATTATATGGCTAGAGCAGATAATCAAAATGAAGTATCATTTCATATAGCAGTAGATGATAATCAAGCTATACAATGTATTCCATTCAATAGAAATGCATGGCATGCAGGAGATGGAGGAAGTGGACAAGGAAATAGAAATTATATAGCATTAGAAATTTGTTATTCAAGATCTGGTGGAGAGAGATTTATAAAAGCAGAGAAAAGAGCAGCTAAAGAAGTAGCAGCATTATTAAAAGAATATGGATGGAATATTAATAATGTAAAAAAACATCAAGATTTTAGTAATAAATATTGTCCTCATAGAACATTAGATATGGGATGGCAAAGATTCTTAAACATGGTTCAAATAGAATTAAATAATTTAAATATTAATCAATATATTAAGGAGGAAATTAAAGTGGATTATATAATTCAATATTCAAATTCAACAGATCAGGCTATAGCGGAGATAATGGCAGATAGATTAAATTGTCCTACTATTAATTGTTTAAGACCATATGCTTTCTATGGACAATATAAAACAGTAATTGCAGTAGGAGAGGCTAAAAATAAAAGTGGATATACTAATGTAGAAATAAAGGGAGCTAATAGAAAAGAAACATTAGATAAAGCTATAGAGTATTGTGAAAAATTAGGAAAGTAGTTATTAATGCTAGTAGGGAGGAGAAATCTTACTTACTAGTCTTTTTTATTTTTACGATAATCATATTATTTACTTATTTTCCATAATATGTTATTATGTAGACATAAAACATTAAGGGGGAATTAAAATGATTAAGAAAAAACTCAAAACATTTTTGACAGTTGCAGTTTTTACATCAATTTTCTCATTAGGTTTTCTACATTCGGAAGAAGTTAAAGCATATAATGCTGGTGGAGATGGAAATGTAAAGTTCAACTCTTGGGATATCAATAATTATAGTAGTACAGCAGATTTATGGACTCAAACAAGAGCCAATTATGATCCGGAAAGAATAAAAGATAGAGTTACTTATGGTGATTATGACGGAAACGGAAAAGATGAAGTTATGGCATTTTACGATTATGGAAATGCTAACACAGGGATTCATCGCTTATATGAAGATGGTGGAAAGTATTATAATGTATCAATTTATGAATCTGGTGTAAATAATTTTAATGCAAGTAGTATAACAAACAAAGTTGTATCAGGAGATTTTAATGGTGATGGTAAAGATGAGATATTAGTGCTTTATGATTACTTTAATAGAACATCCACAATGTTTCAGTTTTCACTAAATAGTGACGGAAAATCTGTTAGTTCAAAAACTGTATGGAATGCTACAGATTTTGTTGGAGATATGGTTAATGCAATGGTAGCTGGAGATTTTAATGGCGATGGTAAAGACGAAGTGTTAATATTCTACGATTATGGAAATAATGTTACTGTTGTTTTTGAATTAACAATGGGGTCAGATGGAAAATTTACAAGTAGGGAAGCTTTTAGAGCAACGCAATTTGCAGGAAGTCAGATTAAAGGAAAAACAGTATCTGGCGATTATGATGGAAATGGTAAAGATGAAGTTGCAATGTTCTATGATTATGGAAACGCTACTACTAGGATATTATCATTAATAAATAACAATGGAGCTTATTCATTATCTGAGACATGGTATTCCAATTCATTTAATGGATCTTTAATAAATGGAAAGGTAGTTTCAACACATAATAGTAGTGGTAAAGATAAAATAATTGCATTGTATGACTATGGGAATAATGTTACTGGTGCATTTACATTTGAATTACAATCAAACAGTAAATTTGCAGCTAAAAAAGAAAAAGAGTTAACTAATTATGAATCAGCTAGAGTAGAAGGAAGACTTGCTGTAGGAAAATTTGATGGACAAACTACAAGATTAACAGCAATGTATGATGGAACTGTAGTAAACCCCGAATCTAACAATAAGCAAAAAGTAGTGAATGAAGCTTTATACTGGGTAGGGAGAATACCATATTATATGGATTCTGTAATATCTACTCAAAAATTAGATAAAAATAATCCACCTCCGTATATGGATTGTGCAGACTTTACTTCATCAGTTTATTATACAGTAATGGGTATAAAAATAGGAACTTGGACAGGCACTCAAAAATATTATGGTAATGCTGTGGATATTAGCGCTGCTAAAGGCGGAAATTACAGTAAATTACTACCGGGAGATTTAATAATCTTTACATGGCCAGGAGGAGATAGCACTAATGGAGATCATGTAGCAATTTATATTGGAAATGGACAAATTGTACATGAATCTGGAGATAATTATAACGGCGGAAATGTAAAAGTAAATTCTCTTAATGAATATTGGTCTGGATATGGAGTTATAAGAAATAACATAATATCTATTAGAAGAGTTATATAATATTTAATAAGTAAAATGAAAAGCGCCTAGATTAAATTCTAGGTGCTTTATTTTAATATTAATCCAATTATTAAGGAACTAAGTACACACATAAGCATTAAATATATACTTAAATCTATTCTTATAAAATCTCTTTTCATATAATCACCTCATTTAAATATTGACATTTTTACCTATTATTATACAATATAAAGTGCAATGAAAAATATGGAATGTGAGGGGTATGTTATGAGAAAAGCGCTAATTACTATTTTATCAGGGATTTTAACTCTATCATTAGTTGGATGTGGCTCAACCAAGAAAGTAGAGAATTCTGAAGGTGGCAAGCCTAATGTTAAAGTTGAAGAGCCGAAAAAAGAGGAAAAGGAACAACCACCAATTACAATAGAAGAAGTTCCTATGAATGTTACTATCTTGGAGCCTGATTCAATAGGAAATAGATATATGGAAGCAACATTCACAAATAATTCTAAGTATGCAATAAAGGGATTTAATGTAACTGTATTACTAAAGGATAAAAATGAGAAAACTTATTTAAGTAATTTTGATACTGTAATGAGTGGAGAAACATCTCCTAAATTTCAAACTTTTGGACCAGATACAGGGAATGCAGATGATTTAGAATATTTAGAATATGAAATAACAGTAGTTGATGAAAGTGGAAAAGAAATTTATTTAACTTATGATGTAAAATTAAAAACTTATAAATGGTATTAATATGATTAAGAGGACTAGAAATTAAGCTAGTCCTTTTTATTTTATATTAATAACTTAATCTAAAATATTAACAATTATTGTAAATTTATTCTTCAAGAATGTATAATATATTTTAGGAGGTGCTTTGGTTGATTAATAATAGGCTTAAAGAGATTAGAATGAAAGAATACATGATGAAACCTCAAGAGTTTGCTAGATATATAGATGTAAATAGTAAAACTTATTATTCGTGGGAACAAGGAATAGTTAATCCTTCCTTACAAACTGCTTTAAATGTAGCTAAAAAATTAAATAAGAAGGTTGAGGATATATGGTACATATAAGTATCATATATTTTTTTTGAAAAATTCTATAAATATAGGAAACTTTCTATTAATACGGCATAGATATATATTAAGTAAGTTTTAGGAGGTATTTATGGAACTAGCAATAGTTGGAGGATTAGCAGCAACAAGTATATATTATAGATTTACTATTAACTATAGAAAGAAAAGAAAAGTAATTAAGGCATGGAATGAGTTAATGGAAGAATTAAAATTATATAGCAAGAAATCTAATTATATTCCTAAAATTATAGAGGTAAACTTTATTAGCAATGGTTACATTTTAACTATTCATATACCAACTGGATTAAGTCTAGGAGAGGTTGAGAAGTATAAGGAAGCTATAGAAAATAAATTTAAAGGAATAGTTACTATAGAAAATATAAAGTTTAGCAGTTTGGTAAAAATAACAATAATAAATAAAGACATAGGAAATTTTAAGTTTGAGCCAGTAAGAGCACTAGATAACCAAATATATTTAGGTAAAAAACTAGATGGAAAAAATTATTTAATAGATATAAATAATAATCCTCATTTACTTATAGCGGGTCAAACAGGCACAGGAAAGACTTATTTACTTGCTAGTATTATTACCAATTTAGAATATAACTCTAGTAAGTATATTGAATTATATTTATGTCAAACAGCTAAACAAGAAATAGGATTTTTAGCTAATCTAAAATCAGTAAAGTTTAATGCTAAAACACTAGGGGAAACAAGTTTTATACTAGATAAGCTAGTAAAAAAAATACAAAATAGGTCGGAGTTATTTACTTCTAATGGAATAAGAAATTTAAGTCATTGGAATAGAAAATTTAAATCTAGAAGGATGAAGCGAATATATTGCGTTATAGAAGAGTTGAGCTGCTATATGCCAGATGAAAGTGATAATGAGGAAGAAAAAACATTGAAAGCTAAATGCTGGAGTAATATTTTAAAGATAGTTAAATTAGGACGATCTAGTGGAATTCATTTTATAGGGATTGTTCAAAGGTCAACAGTTAGTAATTTAGGAGGAAATGGAGATATTAAATCACAAATGACTAGAATAACTTTTAGACAAGCTAGTGCTATAGATAGCCAAAATATTATAGGAAACAATATGGCTATTGAATTAGGAGAGAGAGAAATAATAGCTAATACTACAGATGGATATATACAATGTAAATCCCCTTGGATAGATGAAGATTTTACTATATTAAATAAATACGTAGCCGAGATTATAACAGCTAAAAATACAATAATTGATGGAATAAGCCTAATAAATAAAAAACCTATAGTTGTTAATAATGGAGTGGCTAGAGAACTACCTTTATGTGTACCTAAACTAAAAGAGATAGAAGAAGGGGATGAAGTGGCAACTACTAAGGTTATTAAAAAGAAGGAGAGGAAAGGAGTAATAAGAGAGGATTAATATGTTATTAGATAGAGATAAAGAAATATTATTATTTTTAGAAAAATATAATGCTATAACAATTAGTTTAGCACAATATATGTTTTTTAATAGTAGCTACGAAAGTGCTAGAAGAAGGCTTAAGAAATTAGAAGAATGGAATCTTATAAAGTCTTATTTAAGCAAAGCTAAGAAAGAAAAAGTATATTATTTGAATAAGAAAGTAACAGATCATAATTTATATATATTAGATTATCTAAAAGAACTAAAAAGGCTGAGATGTAATATATTAGAGGTTAAATTTCAACCACAATATTTAAAGGGCAATATTATTCCAGATGCATATGTAAGATTTAGGTATGATGGAGATACGTATATAACACTTTTAGAGGTAGATTACACTCATTATACAGATAACATTAAATTAAGTACTATGTACGAGAAACTATATAATGAAAGAGAATTATATGAAGAGTTTAAGGGGACATTTCCTATAATAATAATAGCACGACCAACTCCAGGTATAAGATACAATAGTAATAATTTTGAGGTTATTTATACAGATTTACAGTACTCAAACTTAGAAAGGTTACTTTTGTACTAATACTTCATTACAACACTCGCTTCACTCGCTATTTCTATATTTTATTCAATACTAAGAATCACATACCTAGGCTATATAGCTAATCTAAAATGTTGTATCAGAAATTGTTGTATAAGGTGTAGTAACAACACAATATACAACAGTACATACCCTATTACATTAGAAAACATTTATACAAAACACACGAAAAAGTTTATACAAAACATAGAAAGGAGGACTACAATAGGGTATTAAATAAACATAGGAAGGAAGAAAGAAAATGGAGATACTACTATTAATAATTGTCGGGGTAGCAGCTATAAAGGTATTAACCTTTTATATTGTAAATAAAATTAAAGTTGCACCTAGAAAAAGTTTTTATGCAGAAGAGGTTATAAGATGCGGACACATGAATCCTACATTATATAAGAAGAAACTAGAAGATACAATTATAGACTATACAATTATAGACTATACAAGAGAGCCAGAAGTAGAAGAAGAATATAAAAAAGTAAGAGATCTATTCAAATATAAATTGCAACATAAAGAAATATCTAGAGGGCAAATTATAGGAATAGAAAATTACTTAAGAGAGCAACTGAAAGATAAGAAAAAATACAAAAATAATGCTCATGCGATTTATAGTATGTTAAAGCAACCAACCTTAACTATAAATCACACAAGCACGATTTTAAAAATGCTATACAAATAG